ATACCCGCCGAGATCCTCGGCATCCGGCAAGGCAACTTCTCCAACCTCAGCGCATTCAAGCAGATGCTCTACGCGATCAGCCTCAAGCCCTACATCGTCGCATTCGAGCAGACGCTCAACGCCTGCCTGCGCGACCGACTGCAAACCTACGACAAGGGCCGATACATCGAAATCGACCTCGACGGACAGCTGCGCGGCGACCCCGAAGCCCAGTACAGCGCATTTTCCACAGCCACCGGCCGCCCATTCATGACCACCAGCGAAGCTCGGGAACGCCTCAATCTGAACAAGCTGCCCAACACGAACGAACTGGTCACCCCGCTCAACGTGCTCGTCGGCGGCCAGACCAGCCCGCAGGACGGCACCACCACATCACGCGGCAAACCGCCGCAGGAAGGAGCATCCGATGATAACCAAGACGATCAGCACGCCAGTGAAAGCGCTGACCAATGACGAGGGAGACGCCGTCGGATTCGAAGGCTACGCCAGCGTGTTCGACAACATCGACCTCGGCGGCGACAAGATCATCAAAGGCGCATTCGCCGACACGCTCGCAGCCCGATACCCGCAGCAAGGCAAAGGCATCCCCGTCTACTGGAACCACGACACCGACGACCCGTTCAAAAACCTCGGGCTCACCGACACGGCCACCGAGGACGAGCACGGGCTCAAAGTCGCCGGCACGATCGACACCAGCACCGACATCGGCAAACAGGTCGCCAAGCTCCTCAAAGAGGGGCGCGTCCAGCAAATGAGCTTCGCCTACGACATCAAGGACTACGCATGGGTGTCCGGCGAGAAGAACGACGACGGCAGCCAATCGCCCGGCTACATGGAGCTGCGCAAGCTCGACCTGTTCGAAGTCTCCATCTGTCCCATCGGCATGAACCAGGCAACCGAAGTCAGCGCCAAAAGCCTCCACGACCAGCCGGACACGCACAATAACAACGCCCGACAGCAGCTCGACGACCTCGCCGCAAGCATCGCCGCAGCATTCGAAAAACTCCACATCCCAGCCCAGCCATCCACACCGCCAACCCAACCGGAACCGCACGGCACGCCGAACCTCGACGACGCCGCCCGACGTCTCCAGCTCCTCAACCTCTAACCAGAAAGGCAACCCCATGAACCTCAAGCAAATCATCGCAGACAACACCAAAGCCGCGCAAGCCATCTACGACAAAGCCAACGCGGAAAACCGCGACCTGACCGCCGACGAGCAGAAGCAATTCGACGACCACATCAACACAGCCACCGAAGCCAAGACCATGCTCGAAAAAGCGCAGGCCAACACTGCCAAGCTCGGCGCGCTCGCGCTCGCAGGCAAGAGCGTCGACAACGGCGACGCGGAGAACGACGTGGACGGCATCGAGGGCAAGGATCTCGGCGAGCGATTCGTCGACACGAAATCCTACCGGAGATTCCACAATGCCGTGACCAAGGACGGTGGTCCGCGCAACATCAGCATCGAGAAGAGCCACATCGGCTCCATGGACGAGTTCTTCGCCACGAAGGCAGGAAGCGCCATCGGCACCCCGCTCGCGCACCTGCCCAATCAGCGCCTGCCCATGATCGACCAGGTCAACCGCCCCGCGCTCACGCTCCTCGACCTCATCAGCCGAGGCAGCACCGGCGGAGACTTCGAATACCTGCAAGTCACCAGCGTGACCCGCAACACCGCCATCATCCCCGAGAACACCGGCGACGACGCGACCGACGTGCGCAAGCCCGAATCGACCTTCTCCACCAATCTGGAGACGGCCAAGGTCTACGACTACGCCGACGGCTACACCGTCACCAACCAGATGCTCGCCGACGACGCGGCGCTGGCCAGCTACTTGCAGAACGAGTTCAACTACTCGTTCGGACTGAAGCTGACCGACGTGCTGCTCAACGGGTCGGGCACCAACGGCGAGCCCAAGGGCCTGCTCAACACGAGCGGCGTGCAGGCCGGAGCCTGGTCGAAGACGGACGACGAGGCGCGCAACCTCGTGATCGCGATCCGCAAAAGCCTGACCCAGCTGCACAAGGTAGGAGCGAACCCGACCGCCATCCTCATCAACCCGGACGACGCGGAGAAAATCGACCTCATGGAGGACGCGAACAAGCGGTGGATCGGCAACGGCCCCTTCCAGGTCGGCCCGACCATGGTCTGGTCGCGCCCGCTGGTCGAATGCGACCAGATCGACCCGGGCAAGGTCATCGTCGGCGATTTCAAGCAGCTCACGCTGCTGGACCGCTCCGGCCTGACCGTGGAGGCATTCAACCAGCACAAGGACTACGCAAGCAGAAACCTGACCTACGTGCGCGCCGAGCTTCGCGCCGCACAGGCGGTCTGGCGACCCGCATTCTTCACCGTGCTCGAGCAGGGAGCATGAGACGCATGGACATGATCATCTTCAACGGCTATCGCTACCGCCCCGAAGACGCGCCCAAGCGCATCGCCACGCCTGCCCCCGCCGAACCTGCGGAACCAGCCCCCACCGAACCGGATGCAAGCGGCTCGGCCGAGACGCCCGCCGAGCAGCCGGAAGCCGCCGAGACTCCTGAGCAAGCAGCGGCTGACGCCACACCGGCCAAGGGCAAGACGGCGAAGAAATAGGGAAGGAGGGGACGATGAGCCTCAAGCCGGATATCATCCAGACCGGCCTGGTCATGGACAGCCAGTACTGGCTGCATGCCGCGCAGGCTGCGGTGAGAGCCTACTGCGGATGGCACATCGCCCCCCAGATGGACGACATGCTCACGGTGGACGCCGAGGGCGGCCGCACGCTGCTCATCCCCAGCAAGAAAGTCAACTCGGTCAGCTCCGTCACGCTCGACGGGCAGGAGCTGCTCGACCGAGTCGATTGGAGCGAGGACGGCATCATCCAGCTGCGCTCCGGACAATGGCCCGACCGGCTGCAGGCGGTGAGCGTCACACTCAACCACGGGCATGACCCACAGGAGGTAGCGCACATACAGCAGCTGATCCTGCACATCGCCAAACGGGCGCGCAGCCAGCCCTCCGTCCAATCCCAATCAGTCAACGGATCCAGCATGACCGCATGGGGTGCCGGAGGCAATCCGCTCGGCATCCCACTGCTCGACGCGGAAAAAGCCATGCTCGACATCTACCGGCTCAATTGGAGCCCGCGATGAACGGCATCGACGACTACCTCGCAGCAGGAGTGTTCGCGCTCGACGGGGCGACCGGCTTCATGCGCCTGCGCGCCGGAGAGACCGCCAGCGACTACAACCCGAATCAGGCGAGCAGGGACTGGGACCATCCGATCCTGCTGCCCGTGAGCGGAGCATTGTCCAGCTCGTCAAGCCGCAGGACGCCGGACGGGCTGCGCGAGCAGACCACGAGCACTGCGACCCTCACCATCGACGACCCGGACGCTGACATCAAGCTCGGCGACCGGATACGCCCCGACCCCGATGACGGACGCTGCTGGGAGGTCACCGGATTCCCCAGCCGCGACGTCAACGCATTCACTGGATGGCAGCCCACACTCGAAATCCAGCTCACCGAACACAAGGGGTAGCGATGCCAGCAGCAGGACAGACCTACGTCGAATTCAACGACCAGTTCTTCGACGAGATCATGAAATCAGCCGGCGTCAAGCAGCTCACCCGTCAGGCGGCCGAACGAGTGCTCGCCGCAGCCGTCAGCGAAGCGCCCGTGGACACGGGAGCCTACCGGGACGGGCTGGGCATCGAGGAAGTCGAGCACGCGCACCGCACCACGGTCATGGTCGTCGGCCACGATCCGAAGACCATGCTCATCGAATCCAAGACCCAGAACCTCCTCAAAGCTTTGAGAAAGGCGAAAGCATGAGCATGGTCACGCCCCCCGACACCGAACTATGGCTCACCGGCTACCTGCGCTCGCAGCTCGCCGACGTGCCCGGCCTGCAGGTCGATGTCAGCGAGCCGCCCGGCTACGACGGCTCCTACCCGCTGATCGTCGTCAATGACGCCGGGGGAGCGCAGTCCGAACGCATCCTGTTCTACCGGTCGATCGGCGTGACCGTGCGCGGCTGGAACCGCAGCCGTCCGAAACCATGCAAGGATCTCGCCAGACGCATCTACGCGATCCTGACCGCCAACCCCGAAATCCTCGAAGGGCACGCGCCCGACAGCAGGATCCTCGCTATCGACGAATCCAACTGCCTCGGCCCCTACCCGGTCACCGAGGACGCGGACATCGCCCGCTACTACAGCGCATTCGCCTACACATTCGACGGCGAAACCAACTAGCACCACAACCACAATCACCAAGGAGACATCATGGCCAAAGACAGCCAAGGCAACGACCTCAACGCGACCGTAGTGCCGGTCACCGGCGCGATATCGCTCACGCCCTACGATCCGGCGAACAAGATCACCAGCGATATGATCGCCAAAAGCGTGAAGAAACCGACGCTCCCCGACGCCTACGCGCCGCAGAAGGCAGCCATCGGCCTGATCACCAGCGACGGCGGACCGCAGGACGCCCGCGACGCCGACGACGCGCAGGAATTCTACCAGTCCGGCTACTCCATCAACGGCGAACCGAAGCTCACCACCAAATTCACCGCAGCCGAAGACAACGAGATCACCCGCGAGATAACCGTCGGCCCGCCCGACGAGAACGGCGTCTACCACGTCAAGGACATCATCTCCGACAGCAAATGGTGCGCCTACCAGGAAGAGGCATGGAAAGGCGGGCGCATCTACCGGCGCGCCGGCGTAGTGCAAGTCACCGGCAACGACCCCGGCCAGTCCGAACGCGGCAGCGTCAAAGGACGCGAGCTCACCGTGCTCTGGCAGCCCGACGAAATGTACGACGGCGACCGCTACATCGACAGCGTCTACGACCCCAACGCCAGCACGACCCCGCCAACAAACCCCTGACCCCCGGAACCTCGACAAAACGATAGGAGAACACAGCCATGTCCAAAACCACAGCAGCTACTCCCGCCCCGGAGCTCAGCGAATTTGACGAATGGAACGACGAGGCCGAAGCCAAAGCGCTCGAAGCGCTGGCCGCCAGCAGCAAAACCAGGCACATCATCAAGGGCGACCTGTTCTGGGCGCTCGCCCCGCAGGGACACATCTACAAGCTTCCCCTCGCTTTGAGCATCACGGACTTCGAGGCGCTTGCCAACGCGCAGACCGATAGCGAGAGCATCGAGCAGATCAAAAGCATCCTGCACGCTTTCGCCGGCGAGAAGCAGGCCAGGCAGCTCGAAAGCGAGCCCATCCAGGTCATGCAGTCCATCCTCAATGACTACGGTGCCACCATCGCCAAATCGCAGGGGACCGAACTGGGAAAATCCGATGGTTCGCCGGCGAGCTCAGAGAGCACGGGCGCGTAATACGGGCGGACTTCGCCCTATGCGGGTGGAGTCTGCAGGCGGACCTGGGAAAACGTCTCAGATGGGCGGACGCCATAGCGCTCTACGAAACGTTCGCCACCGACCCCTCCACATATACGGGATCGAAGCTGGCCGGCCTGGCCTTCCCGCTGCGATGGGCCGACCTGCTGCCCGCAGCCACATTGGGTGTCGACCCGGCAGGCATCATCGATGCATTGAAGACGCATAAGGGCGACGACGTGAAACCGGGTTCGGCCGAGAATCTGCGCGAAGCGGCAGCGGGCATGTCCTCGATCTTCCAGGAACTCTACGAGTAGGAGGCCAGCATGGCGTTCGGGGCAGAGGCCGGACAGGGCCATATCGCGCTCATACCCTCGATGAAGGGCTTCCGCTCCGCAGTCAACAAGGAAGTCAGGGCATCCGGCCAGGAAGGCGGAAACTGGTTTTCCAAGGCGTTCAACGCGAACCGCGCAGGCAGCCAGATTGGCGGCGAGCTGAGCAAGGGCTTCAAAGCCTCCTCGCAAGGCATGTCCGACGCCGTGCTCAAGCCGTTCGCGCAGCAGGTCGGCAAAGCCAGCCAAGCCTACTCCGCCTCCCTGCTCAAGCAGAAGGACGCGGCGCTGAACACCGCCGCCGCCCAGGACAAGCTCGCCACGGCCATCGCCCAGCACGGTGAAGGAAGCATCCAGGCCGAGAAGGCATCCATCCGCCTCGAACAGGCCCAGCTCAAGGAGCAGGCGGCAGCCGAAGGCGTGCGAGCGGCATCCGAACGCCTCGCCGCAGCCAAGGAACGCCTCTCGGCCGTCGAAACCGCCGCCGCCAGATCCTCAGGATCCGCAGCAAGCGCATTCGGCACCCAGATGAGCATGTTCAAAACCGGATTCAGCTCCATCGAACGCGGGCAAAGCTCCTTCACCGGCATGAGCGGAGCCATCGGCAGCCTCGCCCGCTCCGTCATGGGACTGGACGTCATCGCCCCGCTCGGCAGCAAGATCGCAAGCTTCGCCAAAAGCGGACTGCAAAGCTTCACAGGCTTCGCCAGCCAGATCGGCGTGAAAGTCAGCACCGGCCTGCAAGGAGCCGTGAGAGCCACCCAATCCACGCTCTCCGGCTGGGGCGGCAACATCACCTCATGGGGCAGCAGCATCGGCGGCAAAGTCGGCGGCATCATGAGCGGCGTCGCCCAGAAGATACCCGCGCCATTCCGCACCGCCGGCAGCGCCATCGGCGGATACTTCTCCAACATCGCCACCTCGGCCGGCAGCGTATTCAGCAAACTCCCCAGCAGCGTCGGAGGAGCGCTCAGCACGCTCGCATCCGGAGCCTCATCCGTAGCCAGCAGCATCGGAGCAAAATTCACCGAAGCCGCCCACACCATCGGCTCCAAGCTGCAGTCGGCGGCAACCGCAGGAATGGCCGCGCTCGCCACCGGGGCCGCAGCCCTGGGAGCGAAGCTCGTCGGAGTCGGCAAGGCCGCGTTCGAAGCGTATTCGACATACGAGCAGGCCGTCGGCGGCATCGACACGCTTTTCAAGGGCGCGTCCGGCACCGTGCAGGATTTCGCCAAGCAGGCGTACAAGACCGCCGGCGTCTCGGCCAACGACTACATGACGCAGATCACCTCGTTCTCGGCGTCACTGATCAGCTCGCTGGGCGGGGACACCGCCAAGGCCGCGCAGGCCGGCAACATGGCGATGGTCGACATGTCGGACAACGCCAACAAGCTCGGCACCGGAATCGGCGACATCCAGCACGCCTATCAGGGTTTCGCCAAGCAGAACTACACGATGCTCGACAACCTCAAGCTCGGGTACGGCGGCACCAAGGAGGAGATGCAGCGCCTCGTCGGGGACGCGAACAAGGTCAAGCAGGCGCACGGCGAAATGGCTGACCTGAGCATCGACAAGTTCTCCGACGTGGTCCAGGCCATCCACCTCATCCAAGGCCAGCTGGGCATCACCGGCACCACGGCCCGCGAAGCGTCGACCACCATCGAGGGCTCCGTCGGCTCGATGAAGGCCTCCTACGCGAACTGGCTGACCGAACTGGGTAAGGACAACGCGGACATACCGGGGCTCACGGACCAGCTGGCCCAAAGCGTCGGCACCGCGATGAGCAACGTCCTGCCGAGGGTCGCGGTCATCGCCAAGAGCATCGTCAAAGCCATACCATCCATGTTCACGAGCCTGTCAGCGCTCCTGCCTGCGCCATTCCAGCAGGCCATAAACGCGGCCGGGGGAGCGTTCGACAGGTTCAAGCCGCTGCTCACATCGCTGGGCGGCGCATTCGCCGCATTCGGCGTGGGCGGCCTCGCGCCTCTCATGTCGAAGATCCCGCTGCTCGGCGGCATGCTGGGTCATCTCGCCGGGCCATTGAAATTCCTCGGCGGGCCGATCGGCATGCTCATAACCGCGTTCACCGCTCTGGTGGCGCAGTCCCCGGACCTGCAGGCGATGCTCGGCGCGCAGCTGACGACCACGATGGCAGGCATCGGCAACGCGGTCAGCCAGACCATACCCATGATCAAACTGCTCGCCAACACGCTCAGCGGCCAGCTGGGACGGGTGATGCCGGTCATCGCGACCGCGATAGGCCAGCTGATACCAGTCGTCGGCGCGATCATCAACGCACTGGCCCCGATGATCCCAGCAATCATCAGCCCGCTCGCGCAGGCCATCCAGCTGCTGCTGCCCCCACTGGCGAACATCATCACCGGGCTGCTGCCCCCATTGACGAACCTGATCATCCAGCTGCTGCCCCCGATCACCCAGATCATCGGCGTGATCGTGCAGATAGCCGGCACGATCATGGCCGCGCTCGTGCCCATCATCCAGGGCATCGCGCCGCTCATCAGCCAGATCGTGACGGTCATCGCCACGCTGATCGTCAGCCT